GTAAAAGTTACTCCTTTTAAATATGATGGTAACTCTTCTCGACCTGCTGGCATATCTGCTAATCTTGATGCTGTACAAATTGTTAATTTTATTGAGTACGAGTCTCAAGACTTCGCCCCCGTAGACGGTGGGTATGTTCAAGAAACAGAAGAAGTACCATTTTAATATAAGGAGCAATGAGGGGGATGGGATTACCCTGTCCCCCTCTTTCTATTAATATGAAAACAATTAAAACTTTAGTAGAAGATATTTATAATCTGTTCTCTCTTAATCCTGTTACAATGTCAGAGGAAGAAGTTGATAAGTACATTGATAACTTTGGAGAAATGGTTAAGCTGCACACTAAAAAATTCTTATACGATGAGGAGTCTGTAGATAAAAAACTTAGACTATCTCAAATAGGTAAACCAGACAGACAGTTATGGTTTAATATTAATTTAAATAAGGAACGTGAAGAGCTTGCACCAAGCACACGCATTAAGTTTTTGTATGGTTATATTCTAGAAGAGTTTCTTTTGATGTGTGCGTCCATTGCTGGTCATGATGTTAAGGATCAACAAAAAGAAGTTAGTGTTGGAGGTATAGTAGGACACCAAGATTGTATTATTGATGATGTTCTTGTTGATGTGAAGAGCGCATCTACTAGTTCATTTAGAAAATTTAAACAAAACAAACTTACAGAAGATGATCCCTTTGGTTATATCGCACAGATATCTGCATATGCCCAAGCAAATAATTTAAAAGAGGCTGCTTTTTTAGCCATAGATAAATCAACTGGAGAGCTTACACTAGCACCAGTTCATTCAATGGAGTTTATAAATGCTGAAACAAGGATTAATCATCTTAAAAGAATGGTTGTTAGCGATGTTATCCCTGATCGCTGCTACGATCCTGTTCCTGATGGCAAGTCTGGTAATTCTAAGTTATCCGTTGGTTGTGTTTTTTGTTCTCATAAAAGAGAATGTTGGTCAGACGCTAACGCAGGAAGAGGGATACGTGTCTTTAAATATGCACAAGGTAAGAGATACTTGGTTCAAGTTGGCAAAGAACCTGATGTCCCTGAAGTGATTGACTGGTAATGCATTGGAAGTATAAAAAGAAACCAGACCCCACATCACACTTTGGTTTTGTCTATACCATCACCAATAAGAAAACATCTAAATGTTATATTGGATGTAAGCAATACTTCTACACACGTAAGAAGAAGAAAGTAGAATCTAATTGGAAAACATATACAGGTTCTAGTAAACATCTTAATGAAGATATAAAGAAACATGGTAAGACAAACTTTAAATTTGAAATTATAGGTGAGTACAAAAATAAACGCAGCTTAAAATATTATGAATGTTACTATCAAATGATTAATCATGCACTAACAAAAAAACTAGAAGGCTCTGATGAGCAAGCTTACTACAATAACTATGTAGGCGGTAAGTTCTATAGGCCCGTACAAGAGCCACCAGATGATTGATGATATATTAGAAGCAGAATCT